ATTCAGGGTGCGGAAAACCCCACTTTTTCTCAAAGAGACTTCGATAATTGAGGTAGTCTTTGCGAATACTCACATAGCTAGGGTCGTACACATCGTCCATCGCTTTGTGCAACACAAAGCTGTCTAAACAGCGTCCCGAGGTAATACCGAGTGCCTTGGCTCGAAGGCAGAAGTCGATGTGTTCTGCGAAAAATTTCAGACTGTTGTCCCACTTCACTCTTTTTACAACATCAGTTTTGGCAATGAAGAAATTGAGAATGAAATCAGCCCTCTCGTAACGAATGCCTTTGTAGTTTAAGGTTTCTCCCCGAGTTCCATCCACCCAAGTTTTACCGTCCCGTGTGACGAAGTTGCCCCCGGTAATGTCCCAACCAACTCCCGTTTCGCACAATGACCAGTTGCGGAGGTTGTATACCAGCCCTCCCGCGATGTCTACTACCTCTGTCAAGTCAAGCATCCGTTCGATATGGCATTCCGGTGTGAAGCTAAAATCGTCATCGCACAGCATTACATAAGGCGTCAGACACTCCTCAACCAACCGATTCCTACCCGCTGACAATCCACAATCTTGCGGGAGCGTTATGTACCTATCCACCCCCATGGATTTGAGTTGCGCTTCTTTTTCTGGCGAGGTCTTCCCACCATCGGCCACTATGATATGGATGAAAGGGAAAGAGGCTTTTAATGTTTGGACACAATGAAACAGCGAGTGGTCACGAAAAAGTGTTTTAATCACTGCTGTGACTCTATTCAGGTCTATCCGGGTGTCGTACTTTTGTACTAGCTTGGCGTATAGGCTTTCAGGCTGGGGTAAAATTTTGTCTTGTCCAGTGGAACTCCACTGCTCATTCCAAAAGTGAACAGCGTAGGCGTTCTTTGGGATGATGGGTGTTGCAGTGGGATCGTTCAGGCTCACAGAATCCCACCAAGGAATTGGACAGAATGTCTCCGGGGGCTTTACCGCAGATTCTAGTTTGAAGCGTTCGATGGCTCTCTTAATCAGTCGAGGGCCGGTATCGCCCCATTGTAGTTTGGAGGGGTCTTTATTCATGCACTCATTCCACAACCACGTCATGATGGGGCTTCCCAATGGAGCCTTGAGGTTGCCATTGTTGGGGTGTGTCTTTCCTCCCTTAGTCATCTCTGATGAGATGATGGTTTCTTCTTTGAAGTCGAAAGGGCGAATACACACAGTGTCGGTGTCTACCCACCAACCGCCCCTTTCGCGCAGGAGTTTGTAGCGAAACATATCGGCGAAGTAGGCTAGTTTTGGAAATTTGCGATAGTCTAACAAAGAAGTGGGGACAATCTCTGCTGCATCTTTTATGACAACGCCAGCCGGTACATTGCTTACGTTGCCATACGTATAGAGATGAACTTCATGCCCGTTTTTGAGGAAAGAGGCGAGGCTCAACCTTTCCATTGTTGAGAGGGAGTCGCCCACCCACAAGGACTGGATGACTTTATTACTGTCTTTCCTGACGAAGTGATATAGGCGGTCATCCAATTCTTGGTCTTGTTGGAATCCATGAAGTTCCAAGAACTCGACCACCTTCGGGTAGGTGTACTCCACATTTCGGTCTTGGCTTTGTGGCTCCGACCACATCTCAACAAAGAGATGCTCAACAGTTAGAAGGGTGTTCACTGCTCCTTGGAGAACGCGAAGTTCTAGTCCCTCTACGTCAATCTTCAGCAATCGTACATCTTCGAACTTTAAGGAATCGAGGGGCACCACATGAATCGAGCCATCATCGACAGTCAGGTGCGTTGCTCCTCGATTGGTTTCATTCGCCGCCCGTAGTGTGGCTTGCCCTTCCACATTGGACACCCCGATATTGTGTGGGTAGCAGTTGGTGACCCCGTTTACTTCGAGGTTGCGTAGGAGTTTTGCATAGGATGTCGGATTGACTTCAATGGAATCTACCCGAGTAGACGGGCAGAAGAGAGAAAAGAAAAGAGAGTGTGTGCCGATATACGCGCCCACATCGACGTAGTTTCCTGTGACTTGAAGGTTGCGAATGAATTCGAGATTTCGAATCTCGTACCATTGCCCCTCTGATAGCAAACCCTCTACATAATCCACTGGATTGATGTCGCAGAATTTCACATCTCGGTCTGCATATTTAACCGTTACATCCATTGAGCACCTTCTGACAATAGGTATCTATTTTCATGGCTAGTGCAGGAGCGTCTGTAAATTTTGACCTGTCTACAATCGCTGCTGCTGGGGTTTTCAAAATATCGAGGAGTTCTTCTTTCGATGAAAAGGTCTGAAGGTTGAGTCTCTCAATCGTATCGGGAGGAGCAAAGGGCTCCCCGCCACGGGTAATTGCCCATCCGTCTTTGTGATAGTGGGGGACGGTCGGTGTTGGAACCAGCACTCGAATTCCACGAGCAGCCATATCAATGATGCTGTGTTCATAGGTGCCGGGGTGCGTCATAACATAGTTTTCAAAATGGGCCGTGAGTTTAAGATAGTCAGTGAAGAAGGAATTGGGAATTTTTTTCACCCAGTCAGGAATCACTGTCTTTGACCTCTCCTCGTTGTTTACGCTTTCCAGTTGTCCAACAACTCCTTTATACCCTTGAAACCAATCGTAGAAACGGTTGAGCCATAGATTTGGAGGAGACCCCACATAGTTGTCATACCCCGGCAACCAACCCCATGCGTGGTCGAGTAACACACTGCCCGGATATTTTTCCACACCCACAAGGCTGTTATCTAAAACATTGAGTAACGCTGGCAGCGGTACTTGCTCTGCATTCGGGCACGGGAGGAAAGTGAAACAGCGGTCCACGCCGGGGTAGGAATACTCCGACATCCATAGTACATGCTGCCTCGTTTTGGCTCTCACTGTCCCGAGTTCAGTAAGAATGGAACTGGGGGTGTAACTGTGGATGAGGGTGAAATCGGCTTCGGGCATCTCCCTCAACCCCGTAAGCCATTCTTCGTAAGTGTCTGACCAACCCAATTCTGCTTTGTAGTGAGACAAGGTGATGTGAGGAAATTTGGATAGCTCCGACCAGAGCCCCCAAGCGACCATTTGGTTACTGGAATGAATTTGCGCTGGTGTCTCTGGCTGACGTTCTGAAATCAGGCGAAGTCGGTAGTCCACTATAACGTTCCCTTCGTAATTCCTTCAATTTGTTCCCATGGGACTTCAATAAAGGATGTGTTAGGTAGGTTTTTACTTGAAGCATTTGTGGGATGTATCGTTGCAACCATCATGGTGAGGTCATTCAAATCTTTCACATTCTCTGGCGGGAGGCTCTTGATTAGGTGGTAGTCTGCCCCACTGGGCAGCGGCTTGAACTTCTGGTTTTCCCACACGGATTTCCGCAGAGCGAACGCAGCCAGCCAAATTCCAACTGTCCAATTCTGATAGCGGTAGGCTTGTTGCGTGCCATGGGTGTAGTAATAAAGACGGCTGGTGCCTGTTAGAAGCACTTGTGGGTCGGAGAATGGGGCGACCTGTCGGCTCACACGGTCAGATGCGTACCAGTCGTCATCATCCCAAACTATTACTATTTCCCCCGTTGCGAGTTCACAGCAGCGATTCATTTTCTCCCCATGGGTTTTCTTGGGGGATTCATAATAATAGTGAATGCGCGGGTCGGTGGGAAGTAGGTCTTCAACGGGGTCAGAACCGTCATCAACGATTACCCATTCCAAGCTGGGGTAATCCTGACGCTGAAAACATTCAATACACCGGGGCCAAAACTCACGGCGATTGAATGTCGGGGTGATACACGAGACGAGTGGGGGCATGGGTACAAATCCTGATTACTAAAATTCGACTACCATCTCCTTAAGTATGGGAAGAAAATTAGGTAGCCATCATCAAAAAGTTAAGCCCTTGAGTTGCCCCGATTGTGGGGACACCAACCCTGAATCTTTTGCCAAACACAGGAACCGTCGAAATGGATTACAGGCGTACTGTCGCTTTTGCCACTACAAGAGAAAACCATATAGTCGTAAATACCACTATTTTCGGCACTATAACATCACGGTTGAACAGTACGACGCCCTTTTCAAGCAGCAAGAGGGCCTTTGTGCAATTTGTCGTAAACCTTCAGAGCGAGTTTTAGCCGTAGACCATGACCACAACTGCTGCCCCGGAACTCGGTCGTGTGGTAAGTGTATTAGGGGGCTATTGTGTTGGAAGTGCAATTCCCTTCTTGGTAACGCAGGTGACGACATACAGATTTTGAAGAGAGCAAGCGAATATTTGTCAGCAAACAAAACGAATATGGAAACCCCATTATAGTAGACACTTTCTACGAGGAGCCCTCTCCATGGCAGTTTCGATTCTTCAATCCGCCAAGAATATCTCATCTTATCAGGTGCAGCCGTTGGTGGTTACCTTGCCTAGTCCTTCGACTACAGGCAGTTTTATCGCCGTTGTAGTTGAGGCACAGAAGAGCGGGTATCCCTTTTCTACTGGCAGCATCAGCGCCAACACGCCTCAACCCATCGTCACTGACAACGAGGGAAATACCTATACACTGGTTGACAAGATTGTCGGTCTTTCTCAGGACTCTCTTTCTTCTCCCCCTGTTACGGTTCCTGATGCCTCTGGCTATTACCCGAGTCTCTATGTCTACGTCAGCGGTACGACCACGACTGGTGCCGCAGCAACCGCTGGCACTCGGAGTATTGCACTAGCTGCGTTTTACCCGGACGAGGTTACATCTCCACTACAGCCGGGGGGCAACTTGGGTTCGCCACCACTTGTCAACGGTCGTCCTGTATTCGACGGTGGTTTGGTTGCTCAGGTGTTTGAACTCGCTGGTGTAGGCACAGGCGTAGACCAGCACGGTCATGCCACCACTTCTGGCTCTACCCCTCTTGGTGCTTCCATCTTCACTACGTCGGCTGTAGCGGGCCTTATCCTTGAAGTTGGTGTTTTGCTGGATAGCTCAAGCGTCGGCTCCTATACGACCTCGCCTCCCACTTCGCCGTTTCAACAGTATTCGGGAAGCATCGCCAGTAGCTCTTCGTACTTCTCTGTTCAAACCACGACCACCACGGGCGCAACATTGAACCCCGGCTTCAGCAACTTCTTGAAGTACACTGGCGGCGTTGTCGCCGTGGCATTCAAGTAAACTACTCAGGCTCCTAACTCAAAAAGCGACCCTTCCGGGGGTCGCTTTTTTGTCGTCAAAAGTAGACTTACTTGAGTATTAAGGTACAGTACGAGGCGATTTTGGACACACGTTGCCTAATACGTAGAGTACCACAAACTTGAGAATTGTCAATAATGATGGAAAAAACGGCGGGTGTTTATGCTTGGGTGAATCTGGTCAACGGCAAAGTATATGTCGGCAGCGCCGAAAATTTACGTCGTCGCAAGTACCACCACGTAGCTAAATTGAAAATCGGGAAACATTCGAACCCCCACCTACAAGCAGCATGGGACAACTATGGCGTCGATAATTTCGATTTCATTGTCCTCGAAGCTGTAACCGATTTACTCTGGCTTCGAGCTAGAGAGCACGCTTGGATACTCAGGCTGCAAGCAGCCAATCGTGAATTCGGTTACAACGCATCAACAGACGCATGGGCTCCTATCTCCTCCGAGGAGACTAAAGCCAAGTTACGTCAAGCATGGGTGGGTCGAAAGGCTCGTGGGGATTATTACAAATTCTCTAAAGTTGACCAAGAAAAGAGTCAGGCTGCTTGCAAAGGCAGACCATGGTCAAGAACCCAACGAATCAAACTAGGAAAGTCACGCAAGCCATGGACGCCTGAACGTCGTGTTGCTCAAGCACGAAGATTTCAACAACAAAAACTGGACGACCCAACTTTCCTCAGCCGGGGTGGTAAACGCGGTTCTGCGGTTCGTTGGAATAAGGAGAACTAAATTGTCGGAGAACACACCCTATTTCGATTCAATAACTAGCGCACGAGCCATGCTTCTGGATGAGGATGAACAACTAGAAGGGGCAACGACCATCAGTCTTGAGACTCAGGCTGACCTCGCAGAGGACGACATTTTGTCTTTCATCGGCGATAACTTCGACCGTTTTCTGAAGACACTTCGCTTCCTGAAAAAAGAAGACCAAGAATTGCTGTTGAGCTACTACCTTCTCAGCAAAACACAAAACACTCTCGCCATTATTCACAAATCCACACAGACAGTGTGCAGTTTTCGTATCAGGATGGCGGTTCGAACCTTGGGGACATTCATGCTCGTGGGCGGGGAGCCCACCGAAGAATTGTTACATGAAGTTTTCGAGAAGGCGGGGTTGGAAAACTCTCTGGAAAAAGAGGGGCACCCGGCACCGGCTTTGTCCAAGGTCATCATGGAGTACGTTCGGTGCCGAAACTTCCAGCAAGTCGCTGTTCACTTCGGTCTACATCGACCTGACGTGCGTCGGGCGATGTCTCGGGCATCCAAGGCTCTTATGGACTCCAAGGAGGGCAAGGAAGCGGCTGTAGCGGCATGGACGCACAGTCTTATCGACAAGGTATCACCCGTTGGGCCGGGTTTCTCCAAACGCAAGGCACAAAAAATGGGTCACCTATATCGGCGGGATTCTGACCTGTTGGGGAAATTTCGCCTTGACATTGAGGACCCTGATTTCTCACAAATGTTTGTCAGTCGTGCCAACAGATAGTGACAGGAAATTTCGACTTCTGAGTATTAGGTAGGAGAGGTCGAAATGTTCATCTACATCATCACCAATTCAGCGACAAGTAAAGTTTATATCGGGCAGCACAAGGGTAATAGTTTGAAGAAGTATCTTCAAACCAAACTCTCCGATGCGAGTAAGCATCGGGGAGGGCAATCGCGGCTTTACAACTCCATGCGTAAACATCCCAAAGATGTTTGGGCGATTGAACCTCTCATGGAAGTTGAAACCAAAGAAGAACTCGATAGGCTGGAGCGACTACTCATTGCGCTTTACGATACCCGTAACCCGGAAGTTGGCTACAACATTTGTCGAGGCGGCGAAGGGCGTACGGCTCCCCTTTCACCAGAAGAGAAAGCCAAACTAAAAGCCAACAATAAAGCGTACTGGGAAAGTCGGGGGTTGGAAGGTCAGACCTTCAATCGTCTCTATGTGCAAGCCGAAAGTCCAGTCAGAACCCCTAGTGGTAAGAAGCAGTGGGTGTGCTTTTGCTCTTGCGGTAATACAACGGTGGTGAGCACTGACAAACTAACCATGGGCGGTGTTTTAAGCTGTGGCTGTCTCCATGTTGAAACTCAAAAGAAGCGATGGGCAAAAATGGATTTGGTAGGTCACACTTTTGGACAGCTTACGGTAGAATCTGAAGCAGTTCTTCATTATAGGAGTCAAAGACAGTGGTTATGCCGATGTGTTTGCGGTAAGTATACGACAGTAAGAACAGGCTCCTTAAAATCAGGAAATACCGGAAGTTGTGGCACTCATCCCTGATACAGGCAAGGCAAATGATGTCCCGGCTGAACTTTGATATGCAAAAGATCATGCTTGGGTTGTGGTTGTGGTTGTGGTTGTGGCTTCGGCTGTTTCTTTGGTACTGGTTTGTGCTTCATACTCACCCCAGTCGGATGCTCTTTCCCTCGTCAGGATGTCCATGTTATTGCGCCTCCACGAACATGGGTTGAGAAGGTGCGTTGGTGTCGCCGTTCCAGCCCAACATACGGGCAGCAGCGACCAGCTTCGGAAATGAGGGAGCCTTGATTTGTCCCTGAGGAAACTTCTCGGTCGGAGGGAGATACTTGTGCATCGCGGCAAGCGGAAGAGCGCGATGGTCTTTCACGGCGACCTCCTTGAGAACGGCGTTCCAGCCCATCCACCCCGGCAGGAGCCAGTGGCAGTAGTTGATGCAGGTACCGAAGCCAGCCGACCGCTTGCTGCCACAGATGGCACAGTGGGCGACTCCAGCATTGCGAACTCCAACCGGGCGTACCGTTATCTTTGCCATAGCTACAGTATACCGAACCAGACGTGGTTTTGGCTACCTTTTCGAGAAAAATTTTCTCTTCGTTAACGCCATATTTCAACGTGGGTTAACGCAACTATGAGAAGCTGAACCATGGGTAGGGGGCTAGTCCCCGACACTCACAAGGAGGCCGGGGATGAAGTGGAAGTATACCCTGCTGGCGGCCCTACTCGCCATCGTCATAGTCCGAGAGTCACCCCTATCCGCAATTGACCGTAGTATCCCCTGTACTGACAACCTTGTTCGCGGCTTGCAGAAGCATCAGGTAGACTTGTCCCGCATCGCCATCATCGGTGCGACAAAGGACAACCATGCTATCTTTGTAAAGCCGGTTTCTGGTGACCCCATCATGGAACTGATACACCAGCCGGGATGGGTGCCTGACCATCTGATTTGGATTGACGAGGCGTTCCATGGCACCGATAAAACAGCCGGGAGCCTTGTTCGCGAGGTCATATTCAATGAACTCAGCGACCACAAGCAACATGGCTACTGGCGTTACTGGGTGAAGCGTCACACAGCCGCCATGGAGACGATGCTCAAGCAGGTAGAGACCCCGCAGGGTCCGGTGAGTCGTGTTGTTGCCATCAATGGTCAGCCGGTCAACGCCGAAGTGCAGCATCAAAGCTTTCAAGAGTACCAGAATGATGAAACCCGCATCGGCAACATTCTCACTATGCTGCCTGACGCATTTCTCTATGAGTACGATGGGATGTGCGAGAATGGCGACCTATACGTCTCATCTTCCGCCCGAATCCCAACTACTCGGCGAAGACCATTCAGGCTCGTATCTTTCATTCGATGAATGGATGCCTCTGCATCAACACGCAGTTCAACCACCTGTCCCTGCTTGATGGGAAGGTGGCTGAGGATGTGGATTTTGGATATGGGATTCTCGGTCGGCTTGATAGGGGAGGGTGGTTTCAGATGCACCGTGTTCAGGTGAGCCCGACTGAGTGGAAGACCGACCATCTTGAGATTCACATGTATGGTCGTGCTCTGCTGGTCAAGTCATTTTCTAAAGAGACCAGCGAGACTCGTGGGGGGTTCCAACCAGTTCCCCCCACGCTCAGTTTGAACCAAGGAACCATCATGCTGGAGGAGCAGACGGCGAAGCGTTAGAGTTCTTCGATGATTTCCTGCAAGAGGCTACGAGCCTCCAGCAGCAACTTGTTAGCCTTCGAGAGTTTGTCCTTGTACTTCCCCGCCTCTTCGTACCGTAGCTCCTCAAGGGAGCCGCTGAGAGCGGAAATGGCTTTGGCAATGGTACGCAGAGCGAACTTCATCACGCCACTCCTCAGTTGACTTTGGTCAGGCAGGTTGCGGGAACGGTGACGCCCATCGACCACTGGGTGCCGGGAAACTTGACCACGACGCGAGTCTGCTTGACGGAGACAACCTCGCCCTTGGAACCGTTCATGTGCTTGGGGCGGATGTCGTGGAGAATCACTTGGTCGCCGGGGGCGAAGTCCATGACGGCGGAGACGGCTTCAACCCTGCGGTTCAGCGAGAGCAGGTTCTTGTAGAAGGGCATAATCTCGCGAAGTTCGTCAAGGCTGAGAACTCGCATGGCATTCATTGCGGCGGTGACGTTGGTCGAAGGCATTTTCTCTCCTGTGGTAAACTGAAATTGGGTTGAAAGAAATTGGGTGAAAAACGTAAGCGACGATTTCATAGGCACCTAAGAAACATAGGCGACGATTTCGTAGACGCCGGTTACTTCCATCTTGTGCCACGTGATGGTCAGGTAGGACTTCTCGCCGACCTGCTCGTTGGAGCGACCATCACGACCGCACCAGATAGCTGGCTCCATCTTTCTGAAACCCGCCTTCTCCAGAATGCTGTCGATGTCGGCGGTGGGAATGAACGGGTGGTAGACCGGCAAAGCTGCCAAGAGGTTATTTGCGATGCGACGGGCTTTGGTCTCGTTCAGCATGTTTTTCTCTCCCACCCCTAGTATACCGGGCGCACCGAGGTTTTGGCTAGTTTTTGGGAAATTATTTTGGAGAATGATAACGAGGGTCAACCCACCCCCCATCAACTAGGAAGTCCAGCGCCTCTCGACGTGCCGCATAGGAGCCTTTTAAGCCCTCAGGACGCATACGGGTGCTGAGTAGGACTTCCCGTCTGGCACCTGTACGCCACGCAGGTACGTGCTGCTGAATGTAGTCATACAGCCGCTTTGCGAGAGGGTGAGTGAGTTCAAAGTTTCCACTGAAACCCATCATTTTCTCCTCGTTAACTTGTTGGTCTCATGAGCGATTCCGCGTTCGGTCAGCAGGGCATCTACGATGGATTCGTGTTCATTGTTGCCCCCGCCAATCATCCGCTTGCCCATCTGGATGATGTTCCAGTAGGCTACCAGTTCGCTGTCACGCATCTTGGACAGTTCCTGCTTGGGGGTGGTGGTGTTAGCCACGAGTCACCCCCATGATGGCGGGGTCAATGACCATCGGGTCGAAGGTGGGGTTGAAGTTCGGGTGGACGTTCTTGCGGCTGGTGACGGCAGGGCACACAGTGATGTCCATGACATCCCGATAGGCAGCGGCGATAATCTCTGGAGTCAGGGTGATCTTGAAACTATCCAGCTTGTCAGAGACGACCGGCGAAGCTTTGATGAGTTCCGCCCAGTGGTCAGGTCGGATGTGAGCCTCACCATGATGGCTGTAAAGATTCGTGACCCAAATGGAGTCAGTGGAAGCCGAGATAAACAGGGTAGCGACCTTGCGGCAACCGGGGAGGATGCCGCGTACCTTGTGATGAACGCAATAGCCGGTATCCGACAGGCTATTGGACGAAACTTCGATTTTGGATGAGGTAATACGGAGTTCCTTCATACATACAGTATACCGGGAACCCCACGGTTTTGGCTAGTTTTCAGGGAAATTATTTTGCCACCGACCGGCGGTCATTGCTTCGACCCAACCACCAATGACGCAATTCCCACCACAGGTCGTTGAGGTTGAAGCCAAAAGTAATCTCACTGGTCACGAGGAAACAAACCAGTGCCAATCGCCAGCCAAACCAGTGCCATGCCAGTAAAATGCCAAGAAATGAAATGGGATTGAAGGTGATTTTCATAACACGCTCCTCGTGTCCAGCCGCTCGATTTGAGCCCGAAGCCGGAAGTATTTCGCCGTCCATTTTGGGTCACCCGGTTTGAAGCCGAGACCGTTAATCCTACAGGTGTGCAAAGTGCAAAGAGGCCGAAGATGCGGGGCGACCGTACAGCCGCTCTCGCCGAGGTAGAATGCCCCTCTGTGGTCACGCGGGGGATATTCCGGCAGTGTGACGCCCTGAGACGCAGCAAATGCCTTGGTGATGCTACAGGCGAGTTCATCGCAACAGGTGTGCGGCACCCGGCAGGAGCCCTCGCCTACCCCCGCACACTCCGGGGCGGTGAGGTCGGCCATCCGTTGATAGAGTTGTACCAACTTATCTGGCATCTAATTGTGCCCGTAGTAGCCGCTACCGGCTTGTTTCCGGCGAGTGTATTCCTTTGGGGTTATATGCCCTGTAGTACATTCGTTCTTGCACAAAGGGCACGGAATGCTTACGTAGTCACCATCCCTCTGGTCACTGGTGACTTTTGCTTCCTTTTCGGAAAACTCGAACTCAACTCGAACTCCGTGTCGCACTTCGTGCATGTCGTCCGATAGACGACTTCCTCAGGAATAAGCCCTGAGGGTATGAGAAAGGACCGGCGTCAGAGCGACACAGGGTTGCCCACGACGAGCAACCCCGGCCACTTTGGAAGACCGCGATTAAGAAGTTCGTTCATCATTTCTCCAAGTCCAGAGGATAGTAAGCCGACGCAGAGAGTTTAGCATATTCCAGTGCCTGTTCCCTGTTCTGGAACTTACCGTTCAACTGGTGGTGTTCAACATCGCGAAGCACGGTTGTGAACATCGGCCCCGGCTTATAGCCCATGGCTATCAAGTCAGCCCCGGTGACCAACGGGGTTGGGTTTATCTGTTCATCGGTCAAGTTGCGGAAACGTAGAACAGTGCCCATTCCGGCTTCCACTCCACCGAAAAGACCCAAGCCCAAAGACTGCTCAAACAGAGCAACACCGGGACTCAAGACTCCTGCTTCACGAGCCAGCAGGATGGTATCAGCGTCGTCATAGTCGTAGGCGTAGTAGAAGTTGTTCTGATTCGCCCGAGCGCCGTACACCGCGTTATAGACTTCCTTGGACAGCTTGAAACTATCAAGGGCTTCCTTGGCTCCCAAGGCAGTGCTGTCAGCCATCAACATCGCCAGCCCCTTTACGGGGTCGGTGGTCTGATTCAGACTGAAACGTTCCAACATCAAAGCGACATTGGCATCCTCGACAAACTTCGCCGGGAAGACACGACGGAACAGACCACTAGTAACTAACGCCATCAACCCCTTGATGGCGAACTTGCCTGTGGTCAGCTTGAACAACTCTTCCACAACACGTTCGCGGCTGACGTTCTTTATGCTGTCCACATTTGCCTGTATCGCCTTGAAGGTTCCCTCTTCTATTTCGAAGCCCAACTGGGCTACGAAACGAACAGCGCGAAGCATACGCAAAGCATCTTCTTCGAACCGCTTATTCGGGTCTCCTATGCAGCGGACGACCTTCGCCTTGAGGTCGGCTAACCCACCAACAAAATCCTTGAGGAACAATGGCTCACTTCCACTTCCCTCAAAGCCGGGGCGGTTGCAATTTGCTCCTTCATCAGCGAAGTCGGCGACTAATCCATTCATCGTGAAATCGCGGCGGGTCACATCGTCTCGAACGGATGTGCTGTAACGAACTTCATCCGGGCGGCGACCATCGGTGTAAGCACCATCAGCGCGATAGGTGGCAACTTCTGTCTGCACACCTTCGACCATCACGACTACAACGCCGAACTTGGCACCGACCGGGATTACCTTGTAGTTGAAGAGTTCGAGCATCCGGTCCTGAAAGAACACGTTGGTGACCTGCTCCGGCGTGGCGTTGGTGGTTACATCGAAGTCCTTCGGTGGTCTTCCTAAAACCATATCTCGAACGCAGCCGCCTACGAGGTAGGCTTCGTAACCACTTTTTTGCAGTGTTGTTATGACAAATTGGGCTGCACTCTTCATGTTCATATTCATAGTATACCTGCTTTACCTGAGTTTTGGCTAGTTTTTATACCAAAAGTTTTCGACTTTACAACTCTACTGTAGAGGCTGAAAAATGGATTACTTCAACCAAGTCATCAGCATTGCCCTTCCCAACAAGTACACCAAATGGTACTTGTCTATCTGCCGCACGGCTGCTCAACGCAGCAAGTCCAGAAAAGAGGCGAGAGGGAAACTAGGCTACACAGAAGCACATCACATCTTACCGAAGAGTTTC